CGGCGGCGAGAGGATGATCACATTCGCCGTTGGCGGCACGACCAGCGTATTGTCGCCCGAGATCCACGTGACATTCGGCTGGATCTGGCCGATGGCCGCCGGGAATGTCCACTGAAACTCAAAGGGCAGGGATTCCGGCAGCAGCCCGTCCACGTGCGCCTGGAAGATCGCGCGTCCAGTCGCCATATCGGCTAGGCCTGCACGGCCGACGTGAAGTTGGCCGTCGCGATGACGGTCCCGGTCCCGGAGGTCGACACCCGGGCCTTCACCCAGCGAGGCAAGACAAGGAGCGTCACCTGGCCACTGGCGCCGGCGGCGAGGGCGGTATGCGTCGCGCCGTGATTCGCATTCGCGGGCTTGGTCGCGTCGTTCGACACGTCGACCTCGACGACGGCCGTCGTGGCGGCGCCCGTGATGACGACGATGCCGCTCTGATAGCCCTTCGTATCGACCCAGACGCCGTTGCCGGTCCCGGTCGCCGCGAAGCTGTCGAGCAGCAGATAGGAGAGCTGCCCCGGGGTCTGGAGGAGGAAATCCCCGTCCGCCACGGCTAGCTCTTGACGCGATTCGCGTCGTGTTTCGGCTTGAGCTCGACCGACTTGTCGAGCGTCGTCGGCTCAAGCTTCTCGCCGAGTTCGCCCGCCCGCGCGACCGTGTCGTGGTAGTGCTTCAAGTAGTGCTCGTTCAGCGCCGAGTCGTTCATCTCCTCGCCGCAGATCTTGCACTTGCCGGTGACCGCGGGGCCGGTGCCGAGATTCGCCTCGAGCGGGATCTCGGCGATCTCTTTTCGGAACCGCTCGGGCACGTCGCGCTCAGGATCCGTGATCTCGTTGCCACCCGTGTCGTACCAGACGCCCAGCTGGTAGCGGTAAAGAGCCGGCGACCCAGTCCAGTGACCATCCGCACTGAGCGGCACTGAGAGAAAATGTCGCGTCGGGATCACCTTCACCAGCTCGTTCTTCGACGTGGCGCGATCGATCTCGTACTGATGCGGTTCCTGATAGGGCATTCAGCCGCTTTCCACTTCGAGGGTGAGCACCTGGCTGTTCGACGTGATGTTCGTGTTGTTCGGCCACTGGTCGAACGCGGTGTTGGCGGTGGCGGCTGTCGACTCGGCCAGCGCGACCAGCTTCGGCGCCGTCGTGTTCCCGTCCCACTGCCAGAGCGGGTTCATGGACGCCGTGGCCGAGACCGTGAACGCGACGACTTTGAGCGACGCCACGATACCGCGGGTCGTGCCCGCGAGGTTCGGCCCGAGCAAGGGGACGCCCCCGGTCTGATACTGGAGATTCGTCGACGGGAAGGTGATTTTCACGCGGCGACGCGTGCGTCCGGGGGCCGCGACCACCTGGTCGATCGTCGAGTAGGCCACATCGCCAGTCGTGATCGCGGGCATCCGAACCTCCTCACGTCGTGCTGGCGACGTCGTTCACGTCGGTCAGGGTCTCACCGATCGGATAGGCGAGCGCGTAGATCACGCCCGTGCCCGCGGCGACACCGGTCGTCGCATCGACGCGCAGCAGCGCGCCGCGGGGCACTACCACCCGACAGCGCTTGTAGAGACACTGCCCGGCCGTCAAGCCGGCGCTCGGCCCAGTACAGGTGATCACGACCCCGGCCGGCAGCGTCGGTGCGGCATAGGAGCCGCCGAACTTCGGCGCGATCGTGAGGGTCAAGACCAGCGCATTGGCCGACGTGTTGGTCTGGATATTGACCCCGTATTCGCAGATCTCGAGCGCCTGGCTGGCGTAGAAGAACGCCTTGCCCGTTCCCGTCGTCAGCGCGAAGCCGCCGACATGGGCTTCGGTGTCGTTCTGCCCGAGGATCGAGTTCAGAACCTGCAGGCCCGCGTCTAATGCCATGCGTCTCTCCTAGGTCGTCGACCGCCAGACAATGGTCGTCCGGCCACCGGTCGAATCTTCCGTCGTCGTCGCCTTCTCGTCGGGTGGCGGCTCCGGCTCAGGATCAGGCAGCGGCGGCACGGGCTCGTCGTCGGCGGGGGCGTCGTCTTCGGGCGTCTTCGCCTTGATCTTCGTCATCGCTTTGCTCTTTTTCCTCTTCAGTTCGACGGCCGGTGCCGCTGGGCGGCGCTTCCGCGGACGCTTGGACGCGGGCACACTAGGGCGTCGCGAAGTTATTGCCACTCACCCGGATGATACGCGACTCGCGGGCGTTGGCGTTCGGGTGGAAGACGCCGAAGCCGAGCTGGCCGTACCAGGCACAGCCGAGCGACCGGCCGTAGTCGTCCGCGATCTTCATGCGGAGCTCGGGCGTCTGGGCCTCCGCGAACGCGACCGATTCATCCCCGAAGACGAGGCCCTGGCCGATGTTGACGCCGCCCGACGTGACGACCTGCAACACCGTGTCGTGGTTCGTCTCGACGACCCGGATGTTGTCCACGACGCCGATCTCGCCCCGCTGCAGCTTCTCGGGATGCCCGAGCACGTAGTATTCCTTGAACAGCGGGTCGGTCCGGATGGAGCGCGTGGCCGCCCAGTTGAAGATCCCGATGTAGGCATCGCCATTGCCGAAATACGGGGCCTTGAGCGTGCCGTAGAGGTAGTCCCGCATGAGTTGGAGATGCGTCACGCCGACGGCAGCGGAGGCCGCGACTGAAGGCACGGCTGGAGTGCCCGTATCGATCGTGACTGTGCCCGCTGACGTCGGCGTGAAGCTGATGGACGCCGACTTGAACGCGTTCCCCGCGCTGCGGTCGAGCGTCAAGCGCATGTTTTCCCGGAGGCGCTTTTTCACGAAGGCGGGCAAATCGTACTTGGACCAGTCGTCCCAGATGTTGGTCCACGTGACCGCCTTGCCGAATTCCTTGATGAGAAAGGACGCGGCGGAGAGCGGCGTCGGCAGCTCGGGGATGCGGATGTTCTCCGCGAGCGCGCCGTCATCCACTTCGGCGGGACCGGTCATGGTGAAGAGGTTCACCGTGTCGCCCCGCTTCTTTCCGCTGCCTTCGACCGGCTCGACCCACAAGATCACTTCGGCTTTCTCGAAGCTCGCCTCGTACAGCTGCTCCGAGAGGAAATTATTCCGGTACGGACCGGTCGGAGTATCTGCCGTCCACGCCTGCATGCGCTAATCCCCTCTTCTCGCCTACCTATGCCGTCCTACTCGGCCCGGCCGCCCATGATCTGCGCCTGCCGTTTGCGGATGATCTGCCCCATCATGCCGAGCTCGCCATTGGGCGGGATCCCGCCCGGCGGGCCTTCGGCAGGAGGAGGCGCCGCAGCGCGCGGCGCGCGTTGCGCCGTCCGCAGCATCCGCGGCGGCCGCGGCGCCACACCGGTCTGCGTCTGGCCGGGGCCGATCTCCCATTTCTCACCTGACCGCACGCGCTGAATCTCGTCTTCCGTCTGCGCGCCGATGCGATCGAGCGCGAGCTCGAGCGGGAGATGCTTCAGCTTGTCGTATTCGCGGTTGTAGACCGCCTGGACCATGAGCGTGTTCTCGGTGAGTCCGCGACGGTCGAGCATCTCCTGCATGGCGGTATCGTGGCGCTCCTGGGCCGCCTGCGCGGCGTCGCGCCGGGCCAATTCCTGCTGAAAGGCCTGCACGGCGCCCTGGACGAGCTGCGCGGACTCGGCGCGCACGCCCCCGAGCCGGCCCTCGAGATTCTGCGCGAACTGATCGGTCCACGCCTGCTTATTCTGGAAGAGGACGTCGGGATCGGGGACTTCGACGCCGGGCGGGATGAACTGCTGGGGGGCCTGGGACTGGCCCTGCCAGGGGACACCCGTCTGCTGGAGCGTCGAGCGCTGGAGGTTTTCCAGCGCGGCGCCGTACTGCGCGGCGAGCGACTCAAACGCGTCGCGGACGGTCTGCGCCGACGCCTTGTCGAGCTCGAGCGACTGATCGCCGAGGCGCACGGTCTCGTATTCGGGCTCAGCTTCGGGCTTCAAATGCAGCGGTTCCGCCATTTAGGCCTCACGGAGCCGCACCTGGGCGGCTTCTCCTTGTCGGATCATGGCCATCTGGCGCCCGACGATGCGGCGGAACGCGGCCAGCTCGTGGCAGAAGCCGACGGCCTTGTCGGGCGTCAGATTGCCGTGATTCACCGTCTGTTCGACCTGTTTGAGGACCATCTCGACGCAGCCGTCGCAGAGCATCTTGACGGCGTCCAAGATGAGGGCGGCGGTCTGCCCGCGCTGGACGTATTCGGCCAGTTTCGGGTCGAATTCCGTCGTCATGTATAGAAACGGAGGAGATCGGCCACGCGTTTGCGTGTGTGCCAATGCCTCGCGCCTTTTTGCGGCCGTCTGCGGTCTTTCCGATCACAATCCGCTGCATTGTCGGCCCGCGTGCCGAGCCAGAGATGCTCAGGATTGACGCAATGGCGGACATCGCAGGTGTGAAGCACGCAGATGTCCTTGGGTACGGGACCGTACGTCAATTCATACGCGAGGCGATGCGCGAAGACGTCGTGCCCGTACCAGTCGACGCGTCCGTAGCCGGTCGCATTCTGTCGACCCTGCCAAAGCCAACAGCCCGACGGATCTTTCGATACCTGCGCCCAGAATGGTCCGGGAAATCTCATCGGCGGTGCGTCATTGCTCGATCAGTTTGCATTCCTTCTGGTCGAGGAGCACGTCGACAGCCAATTTGCCCTGCGCGCGCATCTCGTCGATCTCGCGGGCGAGCCGGACTTGCTGCCGGAGCGCGCCGTAGAGCGTGAGGGCCAATTTCCGGAAGCGGTCAGGAAACTCGCGCTGATCGAGCGCCTCATAGAGCTTGAGCGCCCGTTGCGCGATGTCTTCCAGCGGCTCAGTATCCTGGGTCATCGTGCCCTGGTAGTCCCAGATAGGGTTGCCGCGCAGCCTGCGCGCAGAAACCGCAATGGAATGGTGGAGCAGGATGCAGCAGTCCGAGAGCCCACGCTGCCAGCCAGTCGCTGACGGTAACGTGTCCTCGTGGTAGCGCAGCCACTGGAGCCACTGGCGGGCTTTCGGAAGCGACGGCTGATTCAGGACGAGGCGATCGAGGTGCGCCGCCGTCGGCACGCTTATTTGCCGCCTTCGTCATTCGAGCCGTACGGGAAGAGCCGCGGCTTATTCTTCCAGTGCGCCTTGTACTGCTGCGCGAGCGCTCCGGGGCCTTCCCAGGACTGGTTTCCGGGGTAGTTCGGCGCGTCCGCCGCGTCGGGCGTCGTGGCCGCGTAGCCCTTCACGAAGTCCGCGCCGAGATCCTCAGCAGGCGCATCTTTAGCGATCGGCATCAGATGAATCCTTGGCCGCCCATGCCACGCGACTGCCCTTGGAAGATGGCCGTGCCGGCGCCAGGCGCCTGCTGCAGCCCCGGGGCGTACGTTTTGCCCATGCCCCCGCCGTACAGACCGCCGAGGCCGCCACCGCCGCCACCCATGGCGCCGCCATACATGCCGGGCATCGGCCGCGTCATGCCGCCCAGCTGGCCCCCGCTGAAGCCCTGCAAGCCGCCGCCACCGCCGGCCGCGCCGTACAGACCGCCCATGCCGCCGCCGCCGGCCAGCTGCTGCTGGGCGAGTCCGGCTAGGTACGGCTGGCGCGCGGCGCTGTCGCCCGTGTAGAGGCCGCCGCCGCCGCCCATGGCCCCGCCGCCGCCGGCGAGCCCGGCCAAGTAGGGCTGCTGCGCAGCGCTGTCGCCCGTGTAGCCCTGGTCGAGCCGGTCGTTGATGACCGACTGCATGCCGGGATTGACCGCCTGCATGAGGGGATGCTGCGGCGGCAACTGGGGAGGACCGCCGAGCGGCATCTGTGCGGGCCGCTGTGCCGCCTGGCGCCGCGCCCACATATTGCCGCCCGGCGCCCCGCCAGCGACCGGAGGACGCGGGGGGGGCCGCTGATTCTGCCCCGTCCCCATGAAGTTCTGCACGCGAGTCATCTGCGGGCCCGTCGGTCGCATCTGGCCGATGCGCTGCTGCACGCCGGGGTGGGCCGCGAGCCACTGGCCCGACTGGCCGCCCTGCGCCGCCTGCTGGAAGCCGCGTTGCTGGCGCGCCCCGAGCCCGAGCCCGAGCCCGAGACTCGGCCGGCCGGCGTAGCGGCCGCCCGGTGGGGGCTGTCCCCGGGGGGGTTGGGGCAGCCCGCCACCGCCCGGGCGTCCTCCTCCTCTGCGCGCCATCTCTGGACCGTACCTATGCCGCGTGGGCTACATCTGGCCGCCGCGGAACCCCTGCGGGTTCGGCGGGGCCATCTGCCCCTGCGCGCTGCCCATCATGGGCGCCGCTTGCGGATTCACCCCCTGCGGGCCGGCGCCGGCGCCTTGCGCGCCCTGGGGATTCCCCGCCTGGCCCTGCATCAGGGCGGGATTCATCATCTGCTCGTCGGGATCGGGTTTGAGCTGCTCGGGATCGATGCCGCGGCTGCGGAGTACCATCTTGAAGAACTTGACCGGCGACACCTCCTGCTGGAGCACCTGCATCAAGGCGGGATTCTGGAGCGCCTGCTGCTGGAGCATCATCACGGTCTGCACGTCCTTTTGGGATTGGAGCTGATACTTGTAGCCCTGCGCCTTGAACGACGTCCCCGACGCGAAGGCGACGAAGCGCTCCTCGGGGGTGAGCAACGGGAGCGTCTGCTGGAGCGTCGGGTCTTTCGCGCCCGAGCCGATGCGGGCGACCATGTCCTCATCCGCGAACTGCCAGAGCGTCAGCCACGCAAGCTCGAGCAGCGGCTCGATCGCGGTATCCTCGAAGCGCAGCGCCATGTTCGAGAAGAGATCGTCGGACGCCTGGCTAATTTCTTGGATCTCGGTCGCCGAGGTCTTGCGGGCGGACAGCTTGCCGAGCTGGAGGTCGTTGGTGCGAAACGCTTCCTGGCGCGTGCGTGAGATGCGGTCATAGACGGCGAGCATGTCAGGCGACAGCGTGCCGGTATCGACCTTGGTGACGACTGGCTCGTTGTCCGCCCCTTCCAGGACTTCGAGTTCGGAGCCGGCAACGAGTCCTTTCGCGATCACGGTGCGATCGACGAGCTTGTAGGAGCGCACTTCTTTCACGCC